TGAGCCTCTCCTCTCTTTCCGAGGGGCCGGGAAACTATTCTTGGATTGCCCCTTTCTTGGGACAGGTTTAGGAATTACTCCTAAAGAGATCAGTGATTGATCTACCCACCCAAAGGTGGGTCGGCTCAGTTTAGAGTCGGGGAGAGAGTCTCCCTGCTTGCGTTGGACAAGCACGTACTGAGGATCAGCACGATTCAGGGCAAGCCATCCCTGATTGTCCAAGGTTTTGGACCGAACTGCCATAGTTGGTAGTACCTGGAGATCATCCAGGAGGCCGCGATATTTCGTGACATAGCCCCAAGTGAGGCTTTGAACCTTTCGTTCAATAACTTGCCATCGTGGTAAGTCATCCGGGGCAACCCTGGATTTGCCAAAATACTTGACATTAGCCGGATCCTTCCGGTAAGGCCGCCAAAACCGACCTACACGACGAACCCAGTCGTTAAGAGTCAACTGACTCTTCACCACGTTTGTGGTGACAAAGGCATTAAACATAATGCCTCGTTGATACTGATCAATCCAATCAGTTACGGGCATAAGACCGTATTCCCAAGCCTTTTGGGATAGGACTTCCCTGTCCTTTTGGCCAAACCGGTCAATCGGGACGACACCGCCCCGTAGGTCGATATATTTCTCGACCGCATCTATTGGCCAATAGATATGAGTCACATCTTGACCCAAGGAGTAACCCTTGTACTCCAACCCAAATATATGGGTTACGGTCCCAGTATCGGGATCGAAAGGAGGAATTTCTTTCCTAAACTCAAAACCTTTGAGTTCCCGTGAGATCACACGGTAGATATCCTCATTGATATCACTACCGTATTTACGGTAGTTATTGAGACCACGAAGTCTCAAAAAGAACCAATAATCTATTGGTTTCTCGGACAGTTTGTCCCAGATAAACCAGAGGTATCGTCTGGTATGATCAGATAAATGATCAGTCGGGAACCCAATACCCCCGAGAACGGGCGGAAGCTCGTAAGGGCACCAAAGTGCCTCAAACGTAAACCTGTACGTTAAACCCCTAATGTAGGAGTATACAAGCATAACTCGCTTGTTATATGCCAAATTTGGTATATAATCTAACTGATTTGTTAGAGTACGTCCTTTACCAAGGATGCTCGAACGGTTGTCCGAGAACTGCCGAACTACGGTAGTAAGTAGTCGAGTTTTGACTACATCTAAGTACACCCATGTGCACTTTCCATCCTCATAATGTATGAGGACATGGTCTTCAGTAAAGACCATTAGGCGACTACTTCGCCCATCTTTCCCTTCGGAAAGAATTGCACCACAGTCTGATGCAACTTGGTTGAAGAGATCAACCTCCAGGTTATCATGCCTGGGACTGGCGAGATCATCACCAGTAATGCCACAAATTCTTGTGCCAAGAACCTGTATATCTACAGGAAGAGACCATAAGGGTCTCTGAACCGAATAGTAATATCCGGAAATCTCCTCAAATAAGAGATTCATGGCAGTTAATGTCATAAATGAGAGAGGCTCTCCCATAAATGAACCACATTCGTGATTCCTAGTGGTGTCTACCACTGACCGATAACTCGGTAGGGGGGTTAAGTCCCTTTTCTCAAAAATTAATTTTGAGTATGGCATAAAAGCATGCCATTTGGGAATTCTCCCAATTATTGGCATCCAAATTGCTTGGATGAGGGACAACGGTATGTGGTCCGTAGCGGCGGTATAGTCACTAGACTGCGCAATTGGCGGAGTTTGGGTAGAGAAACCCATTTTCTGAATAACCTTCAGAAGAGCCCACATTTTGTGGGTCATCCGTAAACCTATACGGGCACGGCCATCTCTGGCCATAACGGGTTCAATCATGAACCGCATTGATTTCATAATCAATACAAACCAAGCAGTATTCTTGGTAAGGGGGCGAACTTTCGCCCCTGGCTCAGCAAGGGCCATTAAAACGGCAGGAACCCGCCGTAAGGGAAGATATTCCCTAATGGACTGCCTAGTCCATAAAGGTAAAATTACCTTTCCTTTTTCCGAGGATATTCCTAGGAGTATGTCCGGTCGGACATCAAATGAACCAAACCGGTTCATAATTGAGTCACCTGACCCAATAAGGAGAAGGACTTCCCCTAACTTGCCACTAGCAAGTTTCCCTGGTCCCAGGGTTTCTTGGACCGCCTTCGCCGTCCTTAACCGCCGTTTGGCA